TAACCCTACAAGTGTTGTACTATGTGTTAGAACAAATCCCAAACCTTATACTACATTATGTCTAACTATTCTGCAACTTCGCTAAATAAAAGATCTATAAAAGATATATTAAAAATAGCTCAGGATAAAATGAATGGAGAAAATGTTAATGTGGCTAAGAAAGTGGTTACAAATGCTTACCCTGTGTTTAAGATACCTCAATTACCAGACACTGACCCTAGAACTTTGGTCATTGCTCTGTTTAAATTGAAAACTTCAACTGGTGTGAGTATCTGCCGCCCTAAGAAAAGTTTGAGAATCCCAACTTCCAACGAAACATGGAAGTTTAACCTATTAGATATACGTCATAAACCTGATACAGAAATGTATCAACGTCTAGTGACCGCAGAACTAAATAAATATGCAGAACCAACTACTATCATGTATAGGTCGAATAACACTCGTACTGCTCTGATGAAGCGTTTGTGTAGTAAACTAATTGGACCAATGTCCAAAATAGATACTCAAAATGCTAATTCGGTTGTAGTTAAAGTCGACAATCTTCTCTATCGTGATGATAAAGATTATGCATATGAAAAACACCCCAACATGGAAAGTGAGTGTTTTAAGCAAATGAATTTAGAAGCTGGGGCAGGTTTACCGTATGCTATGGTGCCCGAGAAAGCTGGGGAAATACCTAAAGTCACAGGAGTAACTTATCTACCTTTAGATTATAGTTGCACTGCTGAAGGTAAAATAGTTTCCTTAAATAGAGATCCAATGCCTATTATCGAGCATGCTATGAAACTGTGTTATAAATATTTCATCACTGTTGTAAAAGATTCTAATGATATGAGAGAAACAATAAGTATGATGCAACAATATTTTACTCAACATCCTGAGTTGAACACTTTTCTTATCAAAAGGAAAGAAGAGAAACATCTTCGATCCGATTGGAATGAAAAGGTTCGACCGTATTTTGTACAACCTTTTCCACAGCGATTGTTTGGTATGTGGTGTTTGAAACCTCTAGAAGATAACATGATTGCATTTTATGAAGACCCAAAATCATGTTCAGCTTATCATTTCAGCCAATTTTATGGTGGAGCACAAAGAATTATTGATTATTTTGTCTATCACTCTAAAGATAAAACTAGATTTGCTGGTCTCTGTTATGGAGACGATCAGCAATGGTTTGTTTATTGTGATGATGGAACAGTATTGATTCTAACTCCAGATGTATCTTCCATGGATATGTCCACAAGAAGTGATTGTGTTAAACACATACTTGCGCACATCAAACAGCAGCTCAAGAATATGCCTGATTACTATTATAGAGCTCTAGCATGTACTTTGGTGACTTCATTTCATCACCAATTTCATGTTGGAGGACCGTATATAATGGAAAAGACTGATTCTTTAGCTTCTGGGGTTTCAGGGACAACGATTATCAATATAGAAAATTCTGCTCGAATGCAAAAATACGTTTATATGCGATTGATGGCCGAAAAATCAGTGACTAAAGAAAACGTGCTTCATATATTAGGTTTGATATTTCAAGATATTAAACGTATATTTGGATATGTTTTCAAAGGTTATGAAAGTTTCACTTTTGACATCGCACAAAAACCTAAAGATGTTCAAACTCTTAAAGATTTTGTTTCTAAACATCCATCTACTATGTTCTTTACCAACATGGATCAAGTCATAAAAGAAGGTATTCCGTTACCGTTCTTAGCGAACAAGATTGTAGTTATTAAAGGGAGATACTGTTGTGTCCCTTTTGATCAATACAAACTAGGCGCCTCATTGGTCTTACCTGGTGATTATGGGACTGATGGTAGTAAGAAAGCATTAGCTCAAAGGGAAAGAATTGCTGGAGCTTATTTCTCTGGTGGTTGGTCAGATTCTTTATTTGGTCAACAACTTAGAGAAGCTTATATTGATAGATCAAAAGTCAGTAAAGATCGTATCAGTGTAGCTGAACTCTCCGTTTCGGGAGAGGAGGAAGTCGAAGATATATTTCAACTTCTTACAAAACCTTGTCTTCCTAGTGAGGACTTTATGTTTGATTTCTGTGTCATGAACCAAGAAGAATTTGCGAACAAATACTTCGAAGAAGATGGATCATGGAAATTAGACCCATATGGACAAGAAGTGGATTCTAATATAGTTACAGGTCCTGTTGACATTTCATCTATTGCTCCTTTGTTGAAAGGATCAGATTACACGTCTGATTTTCTTAAACATTGGGACGAAAGTGTGTTGACCGGTGGTAAATCACCTATTGTTAAAGGTTTAAAAGAAGTTAAAAAGATGGATTCTTGGGTGTATAAACCAGTTAAATTTGGTGCGTCTAATACATCTAGTTCATCTTCTTCCAGTAAACCAACTGGAAGTGTATCACAAAAGAAATCTAAAGAGAAAATCTTAAAACTCGTTCCAGTTAAAA